CGCCTATAGCGTCACCAACAACAGCTACTGCAGCTCCTGACAGAACAGAAGCAATGCCTGCTGTTTGTATCCAGCAGTAGTAACTGGCTGTTACAGGTATGGTTGTTACACCAAGAGGTCCTGTGGTCATTGTACCGTCACCATCAATGATCTTGATGTTGGTGTATGGGTTGTATATAAGCCCAAAGAGCGATGATGTTGTTAAAGCTGTTCTTATACCATCTGGCTCATCAAGGGTGATAATAACCGTGTTATCGGCAGATGCGTCATGCGTTGGATGAGACTTGATTCTGTATACCTCTCCCTGTCCCGGCCCATCGTTGCATATCAGATACCCATCTGCATACTGGTCTTTTGTTAGGTCCGTGGTGGGCACTTCAATGCTGATTGTCGTGTCCCCTGCCGAGTGTGCTGCAGTGGCGGCAACGTCCATATCGTGTGCAGCTACCGCGGCAACGCCATCCACAATCTTGCCTGCGGGCGTAATCGCCGTCGAGCTGTTCTTAGCATAGTAAAATACTCTACCATCAGGGGTCACTGCCCTTGTGCCGAGCTTCTGCTTTTGCTCGGAAGTCTCAACCTTCTCTTGTCCATAACTCAAATAAATCGTTGTTGGGAATGCCATAGCAATCCTCCTTATATAACAGGCTCAATGTCCTGCGAATGCCGTTAGTATTTTGTCACTAGGCACGGCATTCTTTACACCTAGCTGGTTGGGTTATAGTACGGGCCTGTCTTAGCGGTACGGGGGGCAGCAGGAGCCTTCTGTTGTTCTGCTACAACCCGCACACACCAATGACATGTACATGTACTACCCGGAGGCCACGGGAAAAGCCCAATACGAGCTTTTCTGTTTACATAGTCAGGGTTGCCTGGGAGGTTCTCTATCTTAGAGCCAACCGCATGAACCACCTCGCCACTAGGATTATATGTAGCCCTGTGGCGATGTAGTGTTACCTTCGGCTGCCACTCGTCTATGTAATTCCACGAGTAACCCTGACCGACTAATTCCTGTCGCAACTCAGTGCGTTCCTTAGTTGTTATTGCCATCAAATACCTCGATTAGCTTGTTGCAGGCGTGGCTGCATCTAATGTTAATGCAACGCCTTTGCTATCATCAAGCTCGAATACCCCATAGTCAGCGGTTATAACGACTTCTGTTGCCCTGAGTGACGCATCTCTTTGTCGCTCAGTTCTGGTGTCTACGCTCTTCAGTACGGCTAAAGCCGACTTGTCTGCACAAACACCGACTGCATCATCGCTGCTATCAATGGTTATGTTGCCATCTTCAAATATTGGCACGCCGTTTATTGGGCGTAACCCGCTGAAGAAGTTGCCAAGTAGGTCTTGCGACCATCCATTAGGTACTGGATATGTGGTCGATGCCGTCACCGCAGTGTTGGCAATGTCCCACACCGCAAATGGGTGCTGAACAATGTAGACCTGTGATCCAAACTTATTGCCCTTGGCGTATGCAACTGTTGCGGACACGTTTGCAAGGCTCATGCTGCGGCCAGCAGAACCGATATCGGTGCTGAAGCCACTATAAAGAGCCAGTACATCCTTGTCCTTCTTGCGTGCCATGCCGTCACCAAGCTGCCTGCCTATGATAGAGAACACATTCTGTGCGCTCTGTCTGGCAAGTTTGTCGGTTATGACAATCTTGGCTCCAACCTCAGCGGCTGTGAGATCAACAGTTGTCATTCCGATATCTTCCTCGTCAATTATGTCCTGACCATCAACGAGATCTGTCATGTCCATCTGTCCCACTTTGGGAACAGTGACCTGTTTTGAACCCTTGGGCAGAGCGAATTGCTCAATCAGGTTCATAGCTGGAGCATTATGCTCCTCTGTGTAACGAGCAGTCGAGATGATGATCCTTTGAGCATTCTCAAGATTACCCGTTGTTGCTGTCTGTGCCATTACGACACCTCCTTAATTAGCGTCATTGCATGACGCGCTTAACGGCATCTATTGCCGCCTGGGAACGATCACCGTTAATGTACGCATCCATTAGACGTTGATCACTGGACGCGGATGCCTGCGCTGACCCTTGGCTATTGTCAAATGCCTGCGCTGGTACCTGTCCTTGCTTTAGCCGCGCATTCTCTGCCCGGAGTTCACGCTCCTGCTTTATGCGCTTTGCTTCCTTTTCCATTTCCGCAGGGGAGTTAGTCTGTTGCAACGCCCGCATATCTGCGATCATCTGCTTATCTGCTAACCCTTCCTTCTCAAGAAAATGCATGGCAGCCATTTGTCTGCCCTCGATGAAGCCCAGCAGATTAGCCGATTCTTCATCTTGTTGCCTAAACTTCTGTTCCTGCTGCACATATCTTCGTGCCTGATCTCGTGCCATCGCAGGGGTGTAGCCTTGCTGCGTAAGAGTTTGCTCATAGCTGCGTGCTGTCTGGCCTATCTGGTCGCGCCACCGCTGTGCTTCTTCTGCAGAACGTCTTTGATGTAACTCATTGAGTTGCTGTTGTTGTTCCGGAGACATCACCTTCTGCCCAGGCTGCGGTGACTCTGGCGGCGCACTAGGCGCAGCCTGTAATTCTCCCGCAGGTGCCTCTACCGGGGTATCACTCGCAGGAGTATCCTCTGCCGGTGCCTCTGCTGGCGCATCTTCTGCGTCACCATCAGACAATGGCGGCAAACCTGCATCTACATCTGCATCAGGTTCATCCAGATAACTTATCTGCGAATTCTCTTCCTCTGGTATTGTTGACGTTACCATAACCTATTCTCCTTTTCCTCTATATATATACACCATTCTATCACTAGACACAACACTTGCTATCGCGCCCCTACTTCTTCAGGGACTTTTGAGGGACCAAACATCAGGTCAGACGGATCTATAGCCTGCATCATAGTCTCATATTGTTCGCGATATGGTGGCAGATAAAAGATCTCTCTAAATTCCTGTCGCCCCATATCGTCACGCGCTGCCCTATATCGCTCTAGTATCTTGTCGCGCCCTTTAAAATCAAAACCGTACATTACCATTGTGTTTAACCATCCACTCGGTGCATTCTCTAGGAACTCATCTTTATAGTTATGAATTAACCCTCCTGCATACCGATTAGCCTTGCTGGGCGCAGCCTCCAGAAATCGCTTGGCACGGGCTAGGATTCGGTAAACCTCTCGGCCCTCTTCCATATCATCTCTCAATGCCTTAGGCGCATTCATGTAGTCTAGTATCTTGATCCGCTCTAGGCTGGGAACCATCTCCTCAAGTCTAGCAATTACATTCGGATGCTTGTTAATGTTCCAATAGTTAATATCTGTCCCGTCTACTTCAACCTTGAGTTTACTCACCCATCTCGTAGCCTCTGCTAACTGTTTAGCTCGTGGATGATACTCGCCCTCTGTCAGATGGATACTCTGTAATAACCAGAGAGATTCTTGTTCACTAAGGGCGGCCCAGAACTCCATCTCGCTTGGCTCAAACTCGTCCCAGTCTATCTCGCCCTGAGCGTTAGTTGCATTTGCGTATAGCTGATAGTAGGACCACCGAACATGTTCGAGTGTGTTCTTCTCAGGCTCCTCTCGCTCATCGGTGCCATAGAGTTCTTGGTACTTGCCTCCGGGTCCGTGTAGTTCATTATTTTTATTAGCCTTGGCCTGAGCGATCAGCTCTTTGGCGTACCGTGGGCTATGCCCTGGTGAAAACGGTTCGTCGCTGAGATAGTTCTCCGCTATCTCCGCAATCGCTTCTATATGGGCTTGCTCAATTTGGTCTATTTCCCGCTTTAATGGACCCTTGGGGCCCCTGTAGCCTGGGTCACCTGTTTCCTCGGTAAGCCGTTTGTCATATTGTCGTCGTGTGCTCCAGGGCAACTCATCCCACGGAGTGTCTCTCGATTCAGGATCCTGCTGGTGGTATTGTTGCATCATCTGCGTTCTTGTTAACGGATATCCGCGACCGCCAACGAATTCTGCCGTTGCCCCAACAGCCCTCTCCGAAGGAGTGCCTCCCTCAAGCAACGCAGCCTGTGCCCAGATCGGAACAAAGTTTGGCAGCAATACCGTCGGCACTGCCTGCGCCCAACCTCTTAGATCGCCCATTTCGTTTCTGGTTGGTTCGCCAACATAGTTATAACCAGACAGCAGATCAACCCCCCTGCCTATGACAGGAGCCGAGCTACCACGCAGGAATCGTACCATCGGATTCTCCATTGTAATGCCCTTGGTTAAATCCATAGGGTCAATAGCACTTTTCGCGATAAGCTGTATCACGCTTCTTACTTTGGTTCCCGGTCCAATATTTCTGCCAAAGAGGTCCCATGTGAAGAACTTGCTGGAGGTAGGAGTCATGTGCTCCTGCACGCTATCTGCCCATTCACCAACATTATACTTGTCCTCATCTGTGTTGGCGATATAATGCGCTGTAGTCAATGCCACGCTCAACGCCGATAGTCCTGCAATTGCCTTCCCCATGCCGTCCCGTGCCAGCTTGGTACGCAAGGGTTGATTTTGCCCTAGAAATCCTTGCCCTGGCGCGAAGGTGCGAGCGATGCCAACCCCAGTATCCCACAGTAATGACGCAATAGCCCTGTTATACCGTGGCGCAAGCAGTAGAGATGTCTCTATTTGTCGTATTCGCGGAGAGACTCCCACCCTTGCACTTGATGACAGTCCCCGCATCTCGTTAACAAAGTCATCTATGTCGGCCATCTTCACAGCGTCAATAGTGCCATCGGCATTCCTCGCCAGATGCTCAAGCCCTTCTGCCATTTCTATACCAGCAACATCGAGGGCCGCATTATATCCGACCTGGAACTTACTCAGTCCTCCGCGATATATGTTAAAACCTCTGGCCGCCAGACCCTTCAGCCCTGGGCCTTCAGTTTTTTCCTGTAGCCACCCGCCTCGGTCAAATGCCTCTGTAAATTCAACCCCATTACGGGTTGTTATTAGATTTTGATGCCTGTTTACAGTGTCCGCGTGCTTGGCAAGGTATCCGTCATGGAAGGCTGGGTCCTGAAAGGCCAATCCGAATCCTCTCATAGCCTTGCCATATGCTACTGGATCTGTGCCAGCCATATATAGTAGCTGGATCAGGAACGGGCTTATGTCGCCAGCCAGTGTAAAGAATCTTGCAACACCATTAGCCTGGTTAGCCAGACCCAAAGCTCTGTTTAACTGAGGGGCTGATATTTCTGCCTGCAATGCCGTTAGTGCCTCTTTAGCACGAGGCCCCTTAAACGCCCTTGCGCTAAAGTCCGGCCCTAAACTTCTGGCCAATACCTCGTCGCCAAAGCCAAATTGCTGTTCTCCTTTGATAAACTTGCGGAATGAAAGCTCGGCATTAGGTTCCAGCTTGAAGTCCGGTATGTTCTTAATGAGCCAGTCAGAAAACCTCCTGTTAGCAACGGTGTTATATGCGGCTTGTATATTAAGGGCAAGGGCATCTTCTTCTGGTAAGTAGCGCAGTCCGTCGTCCAGTGCATCAGCCTGAGTGGCATACTGTCGCTGTTTACCGAATGATGGCTGTGCCCCTATACGTCCCTGTCCTAAGTCGTTAAACGTCGCAGACTGCTCTAGGTTGCCCGCACCATCAAACTTAGCATATACCCGTCTGCCCGCATATTCGCCTCCCTCATCAAATGATAACGGCGTAATGTCTATGCCGTTACGCTTCAGGAAATCTAGCTTCTCCTTCTCAAGCAGGCTAGCGGCTTCCAGCCAATCTCGTTGGTTCTTGTTTAACGCAAACGCACCCTTCTGCTGCACAGTCTGCCCCTCCCGTAGCGGCATAGTAAACTCGCCCTGCTCTAACCAGCCTCGCCAGTTTGTCCGCAAATCATTCGGTGACATGCCTGCAAATGGATTCGCCACCGGTCCCTGGCCCATAGCAATAAAGCCACTCTGATCCACTGCGCCAAATAGATCTGAAAACTTACCCAGTCGTAGCAAGGATGCCATAGCTACCTGTGTCTTCTGCTGTCCCTCGGACATAAGCATTGCCCTGCCTATAAGTCCCTTTAACTCTACCTTGCCAGCTACGGCAGCGCGATTGAGAGGCCCAATGATCTGCTTAATTCCTGGCTTGTTCGCAATCACGCGGCCTATCTTGTCCCTCTGTGATAGGTCAACAGCCTCATCCATACTCCGTGGATCTTGTATTTTACGATCCTTTGGATCTATTGGAGCTTCGACAGGCTTCTTGGGTATAATATTGCCATTGCGATCAATCTCGAAGTCAGGCTCCAGTCCTTGCTGTATGCGTTGCTTACGCAAGCGTAAATCTGTAGCATCCCGTGCTCGCGCCTTCAGTGTTAGGATATCAGCATCAGGCGACACTGCCTGTGCCTCTAAGATCCTTTCTCTAGACATCGCGTCAGGCTTGGCAGCCTCCTCGTTAAGGAGTCGGTCGTATTCTTCGTCATATATTGTAGAGCGTTGTCCCTCAATATCTTGAGCAAGCCTCTCCTGGGACTGAGCGAGCCGCGCTTCTTCTTCAATACGCATCTTAGGCAAACGCAACTCTTCGGCTTCCTCTACCAGTCGGAGCCTCTCGACAGCCTTCTTGCGTTTTTGGCCTGAAGTTGCTGCTATTTCTTTTTGAAGGTCCAATTTAATGGCCGCAGACCGTTGCTGTTGTTCCGCCTGTGACAGAATAGGAGCATCTGGAACTTTCTCCCGTGCAGTAAGGTCATCAAGTTGTCTTTGCAGGTGCTGCACTGTGTCCTCATGGCCTCGAATCAACGCAGCATATTCTTCCATAGCCTTCTCAAATGCCTTGGGAGGTCGTATCCGTGGAGTTAATCC